GTTGTTTGTGTATAGCGTTCCTATAACGCAAAACATAATAACGTATTGCAAGGAATTACTAAAGACTATTAATTTTGGACAGCGTGGTGTTTCTGATGGAAATTATCTGGAACAGTTAAGAGGTATTATTGGCCAGTCTATAATTTTAAATTTATTGGATATGCCAAAATTAGAACCTTGTGGATTTGATGGTGGAATAGATCTTATTCATAATAAAAAAAGTTATGATATTAAATCTATGGGAAGAAATTGTGCACCAAAACCATATTTTGTCAACAATTTAATAGGCCACCAAAAAGATTATAAGGTAGACAGGTATATGTTTTTAAGTTTAAATCGCAATGATTTAATGCTTACAATATGCGGCTGGATTGACAAAAAAGACTTCTTTGATAATGCTAGTTTTTATCCAGAAGGCACAAAAAGAACTAGATCTGACGGTACTTTTTTTAATACAAAGGCCGATCTATATGAGCTTGAAAACTCAAAACTTAATCAAATCAATAACTTACAAGAATTAAAAAATATTTAAAAAAAGTGTTGACATTATATTGTAATTATATAAAATAACTATATCGCTGATTTATCAATCCACTTGCAGGCGATCAAGAAATTTTGCTAAAGGAGAATTACATGACTATCTTATCAAGTTATGATGCAGTAGGCCTCGCTGAAGGTTTTGTAGAAGGCACAGAAGAAGAAGTAATAGAGGCATGGCAGTACCTAGTGAACACAGGCCTAGCATGGCAGTTGCAAGGCTGGTTTGGAAGAACAGCGTCTGATCTTATTGATGCTGGAATTATTAATCAACCACAATTACACTAGGGGAATATAACATGGCTTATGTCAACAACGAAACAAAATCAAAAATTCTAACAGCTTTAAAGCCTGTATTTAAGAAGTATGGTATTAAGGCCACAGTTGCTAGAAATTCTTATCACTCAACATTAGTTGTAAACCTTGTATCTGGCAGTATTGATTTTAGTAATGACTATGATCGTACGCAGGTTAATGTTTACCATATTGATAAATATTACGATGGTATTGCCAAACAGTTTTTAAATGAAGTAGTAGCAAATATAAAAATTGCTGGTGAATGGTATGACGAATCAAATGCACAAATTGATTACTTTAATACCGCCTTCTATATTTCAATTAATATAGGTAAACATGGTAAACCTTATGTTTATAACGCACCATCTCATGTAGTACAGGCTTTAAAAGAGCTTGGTAAAATTGAGTTTATTGTTGTAGGGAGGGGTGCATAATGGGTCAATACCATCAAGTATATAACGTAACTAAAAAAGAGTGCCTACACGCACACAAGCTAGGTCAGGGCCTTAAACTTGTTGAGCAGATAGGATTTGAAGGGTCAGTAGCAGATATATTGTTTTTATTACTTGCTAACAGTAATGGTCGTGGAGGTGGTGATTTTAGCGATCATGAGCTTGTTGGTAAGTGGGCTGGTGATCATATTGTAGTGCAAGGCGATTATGCGGAGGAAGGTGACGCTGGGTTTATTTCAGATACAGAAAATTATACTGATATATCTGAACAGGCAGCAACACTTTTTGGAAAGGGGAATATTGCCAGCTAAATTTAAATACAAGCCTACGCTATTAAGTGAAGAGCACATACAACAAATGTGCAAATTTTTAAAAATACCTTATGTTAAAGGTAAATACCAGAAATGGAATAAGTTTTCTCAATTCAAGTTCTGGCATAAAAGAGAGATGGACAAAAGGGATAAGTGATTATCCCTTTTTTATTTTTGTTCTTCAGTTCCTAGCAGTCCACCGCCAACACCAATAGGCATAACTGATAGTAAACTAATTTCACCAGATTTTAATTTTTTAATCATTTCATTGTATGGGATATTAAGTTTTTCTGCTTTAGTTTTAATGAGTGATAAATAAGTATCAGCAATAGACTTTGACTCGCCTTGAATTCCTGCACCTGCTGTTTTTTGGCCGAATACGTTACCTTCTTGCTGTGCTTTGTTTCTATAACCTGTCCAAACATTAGCACTAAAATCTCTTGGTGTCATGTTAGCTTCTTTTGATTGATTAGCAACAATTTTTTCAAGATCTGCATATTGTTTACCAGATGGAAATACACCCTTTTCAGCACCTGTAAAAATATTGGCAGATGGTTTTTCTGAAAGGTTTGCCCAATGCCTATCAAATACCATAGCATTAGGATCACCCATTAATGCTTTACCCATATTACGAACTTTTTCTTTTTGCAAATCTTCAATACGTCCTTGACTAGCAGCAAGTAAATTTTTAGTTCTACCAGTTTCCATAGGCATCATATTGCCAGCAGTTTCAAATACAGCATTTTCTGGCATTCTAAAATTAGGCTGAATAACTGGCTCACCTGCAATTTGCCTTCTCATGTATTCAGAAGCTATTCTTGCGTTGCGTGGTACATCTGATACTGGTGAAGTAGCCGCTAAATATCCAGCTAAATTTGGTACATTTTCTTTGCCATACAAATCTTCTAATGGAGTACCACGAAGATCCCACCAATTGACAGTTGGATGCTGTTTTAAATATTCAACACCAGATTGATTTAGTTCTGATAATCTTTGATTATATTCTGGGCTTCTAATAAAATCAGACCAGTTACCTACTGGAAATGATTCACCCTTGCCAACATTGTATCCAGCAATTTGATTTGTGCGTTCACCAAATTTAACTGCCTTGCGTAATTCATTAGGTGCAAACTTTTGTGATACATCTAAATATGTTTTTTTGCTTTCTGGATCTAACCATGTGCCAAAATAATTTTCTTGTTTATCTAATGCAGATTTATTAGCTAAATATTGTTGCTCAATATCTTTTTTAGTTAATTTATCTAATACTTTATTTCTTGGGTCTGTATTTTTATATATACCCATCATAAGGCCTTCATTTGGTATATTTCCAGTAGGCACGTTTACAGAATAACCGCCACCCATTGTTTGGTTATAAATTTCAGATGGCTTTGTAGATTTAAATTGACCAAGACCTTCGGTAACTTTTTTGCTTTCAATAGATTTAACTATATCTTCAATTTTATTAGCAGCAATTTTTTTTCCACCACCACCAATGGTCCCAAGTGCAGCAATACCAGTACCGCCTAAAACAGCTAATGGATCTCTATTGTATATACCAGCACCAGCCATTTCACCGCCTTGTCCTCCAACAGTCAGGCCTAATTGATCTGCCGCATTAGCAGTATTTCTAGATACTTGTCTAGCATATCTAGGGCTTACGTTTAAAAATTCTAGGCCACCAGTTAATGGATTTGTAATCATACGCTCTGTAGGTGTAGCGTAACCAGCTTTTAATGCTTCTTTACCCATAGAAATTAAACGCTGTTCTTCTAATGCCCTTTTCCAATCAGCATCCGATCCTTCACGAAGCCATTGTAAATTTTTATAATCTGATAATGCCATATTAATCCTTAATCGTCTAGGTCTTGAAACTCCATGTAAATATCTAAATCTTCACCAGATATTTCCACTAGAGAGCTATCGTCAAATTCAAGGTAAATAACTTGGCCGTCAAAATCAACCTCGCAACTGACAATTGTTTTACCTACTATTTTTTTACATAGTTGTTGAATATCGCCAGACATATAATCCTTAAATAGTTACTAGAGAGTCTTTGGCAATTTTTTCTGATTTAACAGATCTTGCCCACGACCCACAATTTTGACATTGATAGCGTTGATAAATAGCAGTCCTACTTCTTTGTGTACCACGAGCTTGTAGTTTGCGTGAAGCACAATTAGGACAACAAACGTCAGCAGAGTATGCGTTATGATTTGGATGTTGTTTAATCCAACCCTTGAATTTATCGTAGACTTTCTCAAGTAAGATAACATCATTTTTATTGTACTCTTCCATTGTTTTCCAAGCCTTGCGATCATCATTCATACACTTAACCCATAAGGTGTGGCCTTCATGTGCTGTCTTACCACCTAATCCTAAAGCCTGTGCAACGTAATCTAATTTGTTAGAAACAAATCTAAACTGCCTTCTTGATACCTGTAATAAATCTATCTGTTTGGAGGGTGCTGGAGGCGGCATACCAGAGAGTAAAAACTCTTTGTGTAGGATGGGTATGTCAAACCTAGAACCATTGTAGTGGACTATGGCATCGGCTTCATCAAGAAGTTTATGCACAGAGTCTAGCATCTTTTGCTTGCCAGATTTTTGAATAGAGTCAAACATAATTTTAGATTCACCGTACCACTTGGCCGCATAGCAAAGAGTGTAAGATGATTCTAGTAACTGATTGATAGAGATGTTCTGGTCAAAGATACCCCAAACATGAGCAGTATTTGGTGCTACTTCTATATCAATAAGTAATATTTTCATATAGTGTCCTAGTATTTTGACAATTAATTATACACTAGGTGATTGTTATAATTGCTGTTTTATCTTCTTTAAGTTTATTAAAGAATACATCGTATGCTAGTTTAGAATTTCCTATGAAATCTTTGCCAGCATATGTATGGCCTACAAGAATGCATCCATCTGTATTTTGAGATGTATTACCAGCGTGTATTCTTACGCCTGTAAAATTAGGCACATTAAGAATATGTGGCATTGGTTTGCCAAAACGAACAGAATCATCAATAACAACATCGTAAGTTCCAGCAGGAATAGCTGTTTTGCCATTTACCTTTTTGCCTTTTCTGACTACATCTTCCAAAGTATAACAAAAATAAACATTGTTAATATACATCCTACCCGCACAATAAGTATCATTGAATTCAAACCTTTTTACTTCAATTAACATTTTTGTCCACATAGTGTAAGGCTTGTGTTAAATATTGCATGGCATACATAAAGATAATAGAAAAGCCCATAGCACTAAATAACAAAGCTACTATTAATAATTTAAGAATAGTTAAGCCTATCCAGTTAAGTATGTTTAAAACTATCATTTTTTAAGTGTCAGGTACATTCTTTCGCCAATCACAAAAGACATACAAGCACCTGTCATATCTAGGAATACTGCGACTACAGCAGCACCTACAACATCAGGGTTGAATACCACTATAGCGGTAAAGATCATAATGGCACTAATGATGATGTATCTAAATGAAGCACGAAGGTCTACTATCCACCTTGATGGCTCACCAGTAGGATTATCTAATGCAGCTAAAGCCTGTAACTTTTCAGCTTCTGCTTTCATAAGCTCTATACGTTCTGTAATGTTTTGTGGCTGGCCACCTGCACCACCTGTAAACTTTGCAATAAGACCTCTAGCACCGTCAGCAAACGCTGGGACTAAAGCTGGTAAGATTAAACTAATTAAATTAAACATTAAAGCTCCTTAAAATTGTTTACCTATTTGCAACCCCATTGACCTATCATAAGGATTAATATTGCCAAATAATTTTAATAAAAAATTATCTTGTAATTGTTTTTCATAAGCTGCATTTGCAGCCAATCCAGTAGCATCATATTGACCTCCAATAGTTCCTCTACCGCCTGCAAAATTAGTTGAATATTCTCCGCTAACATTAGGGCTTTTACCGCCTGTAATTTGAGCTTTAATATTATCAGTTATATATTCTGCATAAGGTGAAGTATTGCCTTCGGTATTTAATAAGCCACCTCGTAAGTTTTGGTTTGTTAAAGCAATGTCTTTATATATTGGGTTTGAACCTTCTTTGCCAACAGTACCACTTAATAGGCCTAACGGAGTTTCTGTTGCAGCATTAACATTGCCGCCTAATGTAGGTGATGTATAAGCATTTAAGTTTAAGTTTTCGTTGCCTATAGTAGCCTGTTGTGGTATTAAATTATATTGTTTTAAAAATTCGTCTACAGTCATTATAATTCCTTTGGGTCAAAGCCAAGATGATTGGCTACACGCTTTTGTAGTTTTAAGAATAAACCTTTATGGCTGGTGTATTTATCAGTTTTAGGTGATTCTAAATATACACACATATGAATGATCTCATGTGCAAGGGTCATTAAAACAGGATATAAATGAGTATGACGTGCAGTAGATATAGTAATAATATGAGGCTCACCTTGTTCTGGTGGTTCATATTGCCCACATATAGTATCGTCATGCACTATTACAAATTCAACTTTAGATGATGGCGGGAGGCGATATTCTTCAAATACAGGAAACTCAATTAAAGCCGAATAAAGATTGGCTATGTTGTTCTCTGTGATAAATGTCATATTGTGGCTTTAGGCTTAAATAGTTTAGCGTCAAATACTGCTGTTTGGTTTATCTCTGGGAAATATATATAGACTGCTTGTTTACCTTCATAGCTGTCAGACTTCCAACAACCTTCATGGTTAGGATGACCTCTGTCAGTTGCATAAGCAGCGTACTCATAACCTTG